TAGCAGGTCAACTGTACAGCAATTCAGGTGTTGTAACTGTCTCCGCAGGATAAGGAGATAGATCATGGCTGGTCCAGTAACAGCATATAATTGGGTTCAAGGAACCTCGGCGGCGATTGTCGGTCCAACTCGGTCACGGCTTCGTCAAGTGGTTATTTATGCCGCCGCAGCGGGAGCGTTTACTATAAAGAACGGTGACGCTAGTGGAGATGTTTTGCTTACGCAGACGTTTCCCGCAGGTCATCATGTTATGAACATTCCGGATGATGGTATTATTGCCAGCGCGGGGGTGTACATAGCTGCGTTCACGGGCTCGGCAAACCAACTGACAATTATTTTGTCGTAGGGGGTCCTGTGGCTTACGATATCCGTTCTATTACACAGGTCGGAACCTCGGAGCCGTTTGAGCTTCAGGTGTCTCGGGGTCAAATCCCCGGGCACTACCGCGTATATAAGTTCGGTTTCAACGCTCTTATCAACGAGACAGAAGAAACCATTTGGGAGGTTGGCGCACTATATGCTTACCCGTCGGCTGCGGTAAAAATGACCGCGACAAGTACAGATAGTGCTAATGACGAGGACGTTCAGGTAACAATCCAAGGTTTGGACGCGGACTACAACCAAATCTCCGAGACAGTGACCTTGAATGGCAGCGGCACTCAGGAAACCAATTCTTTCTTCTTGCGTGTGTTCAGAGCCTTTATCGAAGGCTCTCAGGAGCCCTCTGGCACGATAAACATCACCAACACTGGAACAACGTATGCTCGTATAACGCTGGGGGAGAATCAAACTCTCATGTGTGTATGGACGGTTCCCGCTGGATATACGGCATATCTTTTTCAAAAAGACGTTACTTGTCTTACTGAGGCGAACAACAAGTTCGGAACTATTAGCTTGGTTGCGAGAAAGTCGGGGGGAGTGTTTAGAACTCAGGACAAGTTCTCTGTTCAAAACGGGCACACTGAAATATCTTACTCAACTCCTCTGCCGATCTCAGAGAAAACTGACGTAGAGGTTCGTGCCGTAGGCAGCAGTTCTAACTCTGGATTGCATGTTTCGGCTGCACTTGACATCGTATACATTCGGAACGCGGGACCACTCTGATGGCTAAGATCGACAAAGATAAGATGAAATGCAACAAACCCAAGCGTCAGGTTTCTGGCGGCAAGAAGTTTGTTGTAAAGGCATGTGATAAAGGCAAAGAAAAGATCGTCAGATTTGGCGATGCCAAGATGACGATTAAGAAATCAAATCCTAAGCGTAGGAAATCGTTCCGGGCTAGGCATGGTTGTGACACAAAAAAGTTGGACAAACTTACGGCCCGTTACTGGTCGTGCAAGATGTGGTAGCGTGATGAAAGTGAACTTTTCGGATATAACATCGATTATTGTAGTTGGCCTCTTAGGTTGGGGATCAACTCAACTCTATGCGATGAAGTCTGATTTAGCTGTCGTGTCTTATCGGGTTGAGGAAAACTATAAGATGATAAAGCCCATGTGGCAGGATTTTTTAGTGAGGCAGGCTAACTATGATAAGTCGTGGACAAATGTCGTTCCAAATATCCACACCACCGGAGGGACGGAGTAATGGCAAAGAAAAAGAAAAAGCTCGACGCTTGCGCAAAAAAGGTCAAGGCGAGATACAAGGTTTGGCCCTCGGCTTACGCAAGCGGAGCGGTAGCCAAGTGTCGAAAAGTGGGAGCCGCCAACTGGGGAAACTCTACTAAGAAAGCGGCTACTGGTGGTTTGATGACGGCGGTTGATAACCCAAAGCGCCCTGCTCGTAATAGGTATCGCGGCGGTGGAATCGTTGCTTCTGGTTGTGGTTGCGTCGAGGAGAGCAGGCGGAAAAGTACGAGGACGTACTGATGGCGGAAAAGAACTCATTGCGAAAATGGTTCTCCCAAAACAAAGGGAAGGGCTGGGTTGATTGTAAAACGGGAAAGCCGTGTGGCCGCAAGAAAGGCGAAAAGCGCAAGAGTTACCCCGCATGTCGGCCTACGATGGCACAATGTACGTCTGCTGCAAAGAAGAAGAAGTCTTCTAAGCGGATTAGTTGGAAGAACAAAAAAGCCAATGGTGGTTTGGTGAGAGTATTTTGATAAGCAAAAGGAGTATGCTATGAAGGATCTAAGCGGAGACGGAAAAGTTACTAAAAAAGATGTGTTGATTGGTCGTGGTGTCATCGAAAAGAAGAACGGCGGCATGGTCAAGAAAGGCTACATGGGCGGCGGCATGGTCAAGAAAGGCTACAAGAACGGTGGTTGTGTAATGGCTGGTCGTGGTGTTCGTAATACTCAAATGGTGTAAATAATGGCAACTTCAGGTTCAAGAGACTTTAACCTTGATGTCGGTGAGATAATCGAGGAGGCGTTTGAGCGGTGCGGGCTGGAGGTTCGCACTGGTTATGATGCTCGGACGGCGCGTCGGTCTTTGAACCTGATGTTTGCGGAATGGGCAAACCGTGGCATTAACATGTGGACTGTGGAGCAGGGCACGATAACCCTTACCCAAGGTCAGGCTCAGGAGACATTGTTGCCTGATGTTGTTGATGTGTTGGAGATTGTGCTTCGTCGGGGCAACACTGACTATGAGGTGGAGCGTATTAGTCGAGGGGACTATGTTACTCTGCCGAATAAGACTACACAGGGTCGCCCTAGCCAGTTCTGGTTTAATCGTCAGATTAGTCCCGTAATTAATCTTTGGGCTGTTCCGGAGAACTCTACGGATCAAATCATTTACTACTATGTGCAGCGGATTGAGGACGCGGATACTCTTGTCAACACTACTGACATGCCTTTTAGGTTTTATCCTTGTATGGTTGCTGGTCTTGCTTACTATCTTGCGATGAAGCGAGCGCCTGATCGGATCCAGCTTTTAAAATCGGTGTATGAGGAAGAGTTCCAACGTGCAGCGGATGAAGATGAGGATCGGGTTCCGTTGAAGTTGCAGCCTAGCATGAGATACTTGAGGGTATAATGGCATACGCTTCGGGCAAACACGCATGGGGGATATCGGACAGGTCGGGCCGTCGTTACCGTCTTCGGGAAATGAAGGTGGAGTGGACAGGTGCGAAGGTTGGTCCTGATGAGTTTGAGCCTAAGCACCCTCAGTTGTTTCCTCCGAAGGCGTCTCCTGATCCGCAGGCGTTACGCAATCCCAGACCGGAAAGCGGCTTGACCGAGCAAAGGGCTACACAATACGGGTGGAATCCTGTAGGATTTAACGAGATTGAGGGACTGTCGCCGCCGAATAATTTAGTGGCTATAGGTTCAGTGGGCACGGTAACGGTGACGACATGACAATGACATATGGTGAACTGAAGCAAGCCGTTCAGGACTATACCGAAAATGACGAGACGACTTTTGTGAACAACATTCCGTTGTTCATACGGTTGACGGAAGAGCGTATACTTAAAAGTGTGCAGTTAAATCTGTTTCAAAAGAATCAGTTTGGCAACATGACGACAGGGAATCAGTATCTAGCTGCGCCTACGGACTTTTTAGCTCCGTTTTCATTAAGTATAGATGTTGGCGGCGATGCGGAATTTTTGTTGTTTAAGGATTTAGACTTTGTTCAGACGTATACGCCAGACCCGACGACAACGGGACAGCCAAAATACTATGCTCAATTTGACGTTGACAACTTTATTTTGGCTCCAAGCCCTGACGCTAACTACACTGTAGACATACATTATTTGTATCGACCAACGTCTTTGACAGCGGGTGCGGATAGCGGAACAAGTTGGTTGAGTGAAAACGCCGAGATTTCGTTATTGTATGGTTCTTTAATTGAGGCGTATACGTTTATGAAAGGTGATCCTAATCTTATGCAGATGTATAATCAAAGGTATATGGAAGGGATTTCTCGTTTGAAAAACTTGGGAGAGGCACAAGAAACTATGGACGAATATCGCTACGGTACGATCAGGAAACCTAGATCATGATACCGCAATTAGAGATGACAAACGATTTTGGCATTGAGGTACACACCACTCAAGGCCGGGGATTTTCTCCTGAAGAAGTCGCAGAGCGGTGTGCGGATAAAATTATTTCTGTTTCTGAGGAAGCGCACCCAGCGATACAGGCTCAAGCACATGCTTTTAAAAAGCGGATTGTTAAGCTCGTAGAGTTTTATTTACGGGAAGCTATCAAAAGTGACAGAACTACGGTATATAATGCAATTACAGACGCAGGGCACCCAGAACTTGCGGAACTTATAAGGAGACTGTGATATGGCCTTTAGCGGCAATTTTATGTGCACCTCATTCAAGAAAGAACTCTTGTATGGTGCCCACGACTTAGCGAACGGTGCGGATACACTGAAGCTAGCGTTGTACACAAACAGCGCATCTTTTAACGCGGCAACTACTGCGTATACCACCTCTAACGAAGTTAGTGGAACGGGTTATAGCGCAGGCGGCGGAACGCTTACAAACGTGGACCCTACTTCTTCGGGCACGACAGCGTTGACAGATTTTTCTGATCTGACCTTTTCGACTGCGACGATAACTGCTCGTGGTGCGTTGATCTACAACACCACTCCAAACACGACTTCGATTTCTTTGACGAATCCGACAGTCGTTGTGTTGGATTTCGGTGGAGACAAAACGTCTACAGCGGGTGATTTCACAATCGTCTTCCCAACTGCTGATTCGAGTAACGCTATTATTCGCATAGCCTAAACCATTTAGGCGACCGAAATGGCACTTATTGCAGGTTGGGGTCGAGGCACATGGTCTGAAGGGGCTTGGAGTAGCCCTCTTCCTGTAACAGTTACGGGTGTATCTGCTACAGGACAGGTCGGATCGGTAACGGTAGCGGGCGCAAGTGATGTGCCTGTTACTGGAGTCGAGGCCACAGGAAATGTTGGCTCTGTTTCTATAACAACAGAAGCGAATGTTTTCCCAACAGGTGTATCTGCTACGGGTCAGGTTGGAACTGCGGCTGCTTCGGCGGCTGCGAATGTTTCTGTTACGGGCGTTTTCTCCACAGGAGGTGTCGGATCTGTTTCTGTTACGGCGGATGCGGGCGTTTCTGTTACGGGTGTTTTCTCCACAGGAGGTGTTGGCTCGGTCACTGTAGTTGGTGCTGCGGGCGTTTCTGTTACGGGCGTATCTTCTACGGGAGGTGTTGGCTCTGCTACTGTTATTGGGGATGCTTCGGTATCTCCAACGGGTCTGGCGGGTACAGGACAAGTTGGCTCCGCTACAGTTGCAGCTAACGCTAATGTATCGGTTACAGGGCTCGCGGCTACTGGTCAGGTAGGAACTGCGCAGGCTACTGGTCAGGGCATAGTTCCTGTTACAGGCTTAGAAGCAACAGGTGGAGTCGGCACTGTTACTGTTACGGCGGTAGCCATCACCGACGTTACGGGTCTTTCGGCCACTGGAGTTGTGGGCGCAGTTACTGCGGCGGCTGCGGCGGATGTTTCCGTTACGGGCGTTTCGGCAACGGGACAAGTTGGTCAGGCGGGGGTTTTACAAGGTGTAGCCGTTCCGGTTACGGGCGTGGCGGGCACAGGTCAGGTTGGTGACGCCACCGCATCCATTAGCATTGACGCGGTTGTTACGGGTGTATCGGCCACCGCAGGCAGTGGTTCGGTTACGGTAGTTGCAAAAGCCGACATCTCTCCAACAGGCGTTTCGGCAACGGGTCAGGTTGGTCAGGCGACGACCACGGGAACTTCTGTCGTCCCAACCACGGGGCTTGAAGCCACCGGAGCCGTTGGATCGGTTACGGTCGATGCGGCGGGAGATGTTTCAGTTACTGGCGTGTCTGCCACCGGAGCCGTTGGTTCAGTCACCGTTGACGAAAACGAAGTTGTAAATGTTACGGGCGTTGCTGCCACGGGCTCCGTAGGCTCTGTTACTGTCGATAATGTCACAACGGTAGATGTTACGGGTGTTGCGGCTACGGGTGCCGTTGGTTCTGCTACTGTAGTGGCGCAAGCTACAACTCCGGTTACTGGATTGCAGGCAACTGGGTCGGTAGGATCTATTGAGGTCGTAACGGGATCCATCACTAATGTTACGGGCGTTGCTGCCACGGGTGCAGTTGGCGCAGCCACCGTTGATTTATCGCTAGATGTAGACGTTACGGGCGTTGCGGCGACAGGAGCGGTTGGGGATGTAACTGTCACGGGCGTTACATCTGTTCCGGTAACGGGGGTCGAAGCTACAGGCTCAGTTGGTTCGGTAACTGTAGACCTTGTTACGGAGGTTCCGGTAACAGGGGTAAGCGCCACTGGACAAGTAGGTCAGATCGCTGACTTTATTATTGGATGCACCGTATTTCCAACAGGCGTTTCGGCCACTGGGGAAATAACTCCAGTGTTAGTTTGGGGAAGGATTGCTCCAAATCAAAATCCGGGCTATACTGAAACTACACCATCTTCCACCCCATCTTGGAGCGACGAAACACCGTCTCAGACTCCAAACTGGGATGACATAGCAGCATAGGACAATTAAATGCCTAGTACATATACTTTAAACAACGGTATTGAGATTATCGCCACAGGCGAACAATCCGGTACATGGGGTGACACTACCAATACAAACTTGAGTCTGATCGATACCGCATTGGACGGTCAGGTTTCGATAACTCTGGCTGCAACGGGATCGTCAGGTTCTCCAAACGGCTTGCCTATTACAGACGGCGCAGCGTCCAACGGGCGTAATCGCTTGGTTATTTTTGGCGATGGTGGAGACTTGGGAGGCACGGCGTATGTGCAGCTTACCCCAAGCGATTCCGAAAAAATTGTTTATGTGCGCAATAACCTATCGGGTTCGCGCAGCATCTTGTTGTTTCAGGGTACATACAACGCTTCAAATGATTACGAAGTTCCTGCGGGTAAAACTGCGGTTGTGTTTTTTAACGGGTCTGGATCAGGATCGGTTGCGGCAAACGTATTTAACAACGCTCACTTTGACGCCTTAAATGTTGTGGGTGCCGCAGCGATAGGCACCACTTTGACTGTGGGAACAAGCGTAAACATTGCTAGTTCGACCACCGTCAACGGTGTTTTAGATGAAGACAACATGTCTTCCAACAGTGCTACAAAGCTGGCTACGCAACAGTCGATCAAGGCGTATGTAGATAGTCAAGTAACGGCCCAAGATTTGGATATCGCGGGTGATGGTGGAACGGGGTCTGTTGATTTAGACAGTCAGACGTTCACGGTTGCGGGCACCACTAATGAAATTGAAACTGCGGCTTCGGGCCAGACCATTACGGTGGGTCTTCCCAATGCGGTGACAATCTCGACATTAACCGCGTCAACTGTTGATATTAACGGTGGTGCGATTGACGGCACTAATATCGGGGCATCTTCCGCCGGGACGGGGGCATTTACGAGCTTAACCGCTAATGGTGGTGGATCGTTGACAGGAACGTGGTCCAACTTAGGCACTGTAACGACAGTTGATATTAACGGCGGCACCATAGACGGCTCTGTGATTGGCGGCGCTTCGTCTGCGGCGGGTACGTTTACAACGCTTGTTGCGGATACGAGCTTGAATATTGCGGGTGACGGGGCAACTGTTACGGGTATTAAAGACGAAGACAACATGGCGTCTAACAGCGCCACAAAGTTGGCTACGCAACAATCTATTAAGGCTTATGTTGATTCTCAGGTCACGGCGCAAGATTTAGATTTCCAAGGGGATAGCGGCACAGGGTCGATTGATCTGGACAGTCAGACTCTTGATATTAGCGGCACTGCAAACCAGATCGTAACGTCTGCATCTGGTCAAACTCTTACAGTTAGCTTGCCTTCAACGGTTGCTACGACTACCGCAGATTTAACCAACATTGAGGTCACGAACATCAAGGCCAAAGACGGTACTGCGGCGGGTTCGATTGCCAACAGCACTGGGGTTGTGACGTTTAGTTCAGCGGTTTTGACTACTGCGGATATCAACGGCGGCACTGTGGATGGCGCGGTTATTGGTGGGTCAACAGCGGCGGCGGGTACATTCACAAGTTTGAACGCTACGGGCGGCGGTTCTTTAACTGGAACGTGGTCGAACTTAGGCACCGTCACTACGATTGATATTAATGGCGGTTCAATAGATGGTACTGTGATTGGAGCCAACAGCGCGGCGGCGGGCACATTTACAAACATTACCGCTACGGGCGGAAGCATTACGGGTATTACTGATCTTGCGGTTGCGGATGGTGGTACAGGCGCTTCTACTGCGGCGGCGGCACGAACAAATCTTGATGTAGACCAAGCTGGCACTGCGCTAGCGTTGGCTATCGCACTTGGATAAAGGATTGCTTAGATGGCAAACATATTTAAAAACTATACGTCTACTTCGGTAGGAACTGGAGCGACTACTGTTTACACGGTTCCGTCCTCAACAACGGCGGTAACGATTGGGTTGACGGTGGCTAACCGGACTTCGGCTCAGATTCTAATAGATGTCCAGTGCGCGGGAGCTTATGTTGTTAAGGACGCGCCGATTCCTACGGGCAGCGGCTTATCGGTTTTGGATGGCAAAATAATCCTAGAGACAACGGATACTGTTGTGGTAACATCTGACACAGCATCTTCTGCGGATGTGATCTTGAGCGTACTGGAGCAAACCTAATGGCGGGTTATGTTGGAACCAAGGCGGTTTTATTAAGCACCACGGCTGCGAATGTTGGCGGTGATGCTGACATTGGCGGTGCGCTGGATGTAGGTGGTGCGCTCACCTCGCAAGGCATTGATGACAACGCCACAAGCACTGCGATGACACTGGATGCGAGCGGCAATGTTGGCATTGGGACGAGTTCGCCAACGTCTATTAGTGGATACACTGGCCAGACATTAAATAACGCCACTAATGGTGGTTTTATTGACTTACAGAATAATGGAACAACGGCGCTTCGCTTCCTTACAAACGGTAGCGTAAATAATATTGAAACACGCACGGCAACCCCTATCGTGTTTTTGAT